ATCGCCAGTAATTTCACTTTCTTCAATTCTATGACAATTAGAACACAGAGCATCACATTTATCAATTTCTTTTTGTATTATTTCAATACTCCAATTACCACGCACTAATACACTAACAGGTTCTTTTTTTGTATTTCTGTCTAAATGATGATAATCTAAACAAGATGGGTCTACTATTTTACCACAATGAGCGCAAGGTGTTTTGGATTTTAAATCGTATAAAAAATTACTTCTTAATTCTCTACGAGATGGCACAGATTTTTCGTTCCTAATCTTAGTTTTTTCTTTTTGTCCTTCTCCACAATGATATGATATTGTACCTTTACTAAAACCATATTCTTTTTGTATATCTCTATAAGAGTATCCATTATCCCTTAGTTTTAGTATTTGTTCTTTTTTTCCTTCATTTATAGATTTAAGATTTCTCATTTGAACTTCACCTGACCCATTAGCTCTGTCATACAAGCAAGAAGATTAATTTCATGGTCTGATACAAAAGCTGCTTTATGTTGATACTCTGCTATAATAACAACAGCATGAGGAATAGTAGAAGGATCAAGATGGTCATAGAGCGAATCATATACCCTACGAAAAATACGAACAGGATCGTTATCAAGATTATTAACAATCCATTTACGAACATTAGTAAACTCCCTTTCTTTAAGTGATTTAATGAGTTCATTAATGTTTGCTTCAGATAAATGAACCAATATACCAGCATCAATTTTACCCGATACTGAATATCTTTGAAGTTCGTTTAGAACTCTTCGCCAATCTGGAAAGTGTTTATTCAATAGTTCAGCAACAGCTTTAGTATCAAACTCTATATTTTCTTTACCAAGAATTTCCTGTATTCTAGCAAAGAAATTCGTTGCAAGTTTAGGTTTTTCATTATTAGGAACAATAAAATCTATAACACTACAACGAGAGTGAAGTGGTGGAATTAAACGATTCTTGTAATTACAAGTAAGTATGAATCCACAGTTCTTGTGAAATTCTTCCATGAACCCACGCAAAGCTGGTTGCGTAGATTGTGCATTTAAATAGTCTGCCTCATCTAGAATGATGTACTTACGTCCACCCTCTAGTGAAACAGTAGAAGCAAAGTTCTTGATTTTGGTTCTGAGAACATCAATTCCAGATTCCTCAGAACCATTTATCATCATATACGTTGCACCAATTTCATCAAGCATTGCCTTTGCAACAGTAGTTTTACCTACGCCTGGGCCACCTGACAAAATTAGATTTGGTATATGTTTATCTTTAACAAATTCAGAAAATGTAGTTTTTAAATTATCTGGTAAGATACAATCATCAATATTGGTTGGACGGTATTTCTCCACCCACAAAAAAGTTTCCATAATATATAGCTCCTAAATTAAACTGTGTAAGTTGATTCAGGTTCTAATGCAATCCAATATTCAATATCAGAACTTTTGTTTTTATAATGACTGATATTCTTAGATGATATTTCTACATCATATGTTCCATCAAGAAGCTTCATGTTTTCAACTTTAAAGTAAAAATTAAATTCACCATCACCATTTGTATCAACATCAAGAGAATAATTATTCGCAGTATCATTTTTCTTATCTTTAACAGTAAGAGATGAACCAGAACCATTCTTTTGTAAAACCATATCTGGAGCACCAATTACACCAGCTGCTTTCTTTAGTTTAGATAAGTCTTCATTACTCATTGTAAACTTAACTTCATTAGAAGGCATAGTAATCAATTTAGTAGGACTAGTTACAACTGATGGGTCAGAATAAAAATACTTTAAAGAATTTGATGTATTATTTTCTTCTCTGATCATCACATGATTTTCTTCAAAATCTAATATAGGATTTGTAAACAAAGACATGGCAGCTAGGAACTCATTCAAGTCATAGATTGCGACTTCTTGTGGAAAAGTTTCTTCCACTTCAGCCTTTGCAACTATGTTCTTCATTGCAGACATAGTTGAAATTGTATTACCTTCTTTAATCACTAAATTTTGATTAATTGTTGCGAAATTCTTCAGTACAGAAGTTGTATAGTTACTTAGTTTCATTATTTAATTTCTCCAAATCGTTTGTGTATAATGCTATTATACCATAATGTATTACCTTTAGCAAGTCATTTCTGTTCTTGCCGTTCTTTTTTCCATATCGTTGTGCATATTTGAGTATGTTGCCGATACAGAAACCTTCTCCATGACCACCATCTATGATAAACTCTGTAGCTTGAAACTTGTCCTTGCTATAGTGTGCATCATAAGTGGAATCAATGTACTTCTTTAGTTCTTCTAAAGCAGCTTCTTCATTATATTTGTATTTCATTCATTTCCTTCTTTATCATAAATATTAATATTGGCTGAAAATGTTCTACGTTCACCCTCACCAAAGAATGGGTTCACACTATGACGCAACCATGATGGGAACATAATTAAAGTTCCAACTACTGGCTTAACATACTCATCTGTCTTTGGCCGAAGAATATTAACATCACGCATACCATTTGTTCCCCATTGAAGATATGTAAATCCATCAACAGCACCAGATGCACCATTTAAAGTATCTACAGGTTCAAGAGCTTCAATTTGTTCTGGTACTTTCAAATAAAGAATACAGGACAATCCAATAGGAGTTTTTGACCCATGATCATGTAGAGGATTATAGTCACCTTCATAACTATGAATAGTCCACATATCGTTTACCTCAGGCACACAATCCGTATCAATTGTTTGTGTAATATATTGTTTTGCAAGACCTTCCAAAACATCGGCAAACATTTTTCCAGTTTCATCTTCATCTTTTTTATGTGGAAATCTAAGCTGTGCTGATCTTTTGTCACGATTAATTTGACCAATTAGTTTGTTAGAAAAGTCTTCATTATTTGGAATAATTGTATTATCAATATGGTCATTCAATTCATCAATAACCTCTAATGGAAGTTCAACACACATAATATTTACTGCAAGTTGAGGACGCATATTTACAAGTATTTTACCACCATTTGGATCTACAGGTATAGCACCATCTTCTTCTGCTTGAGTGAAGTGTATCGGGTGAAAATAATTATCTTCAGAAAGTTCACTTGCTAAGTCATCAATTCTATTTTCATCTTCAAGTTTTTTTTCTAGTTCTGTAAAAACAACTTTGTCTTGTGCTATTTTAATTTTACGTTTGCGTTTATTATCAACATAAAGTTGTGCTTCTTCATCAGTTGCATCTGGGTTTTGACGTTTGTAACTTTTACGCCAATTATCAAATTTTGCAATATGCTTAGTTTCACTTTCAGGCACTATTTCAATACCATCAATATTAATATTTTCAACTGGTCTAGCCATTTTTATTCATTTCCTCATGTAATTTCTTTAGTGCTGATCTATTCTTAACTCGTTTATCATATGCAGCTTTTAATTTTTTATCATGTGCAGCAATGCCGTTCTGATATATTTTACTATAATCTTCTATAGTAAAAGGTCTTTCTTGTTTTTTGATAAGTTTAGTTCCATCATCACCATCGGTTACAACACCCATTTCAAATGGTGATGGCAAATCAATCATGTGCAATTGATTTCTCCACCATGGCTTATCCATATAGCCTTCTATCATTTTGTTTTCTGGTGAAATGTTTTTATTGCCTTTATTTACCATAAAGATTCCTCATAATATAAAAACCATATTAACATAAAAAGGGAGCCTTGTCAACCCCCTTTTTACTTTTTTTAATTATTCAACTTTGATCGTTCTTGGTTTCTTTTCTTCTGGAACAATTTGTTCACATTCGATTGTAAGAAGACCATTTTCAAGTTTTGCAGAATTAACTACAATATCATCAGCGAGAGTAAACGACTTTTTAAATTTCCTATATGAGATTCCACGATGTAATGTTTTATCATCAGTATCGTTTTCTTTAATAGAACGAACAGATAGAACCCCATCTGCTAATTCCACTTCAATATCTTCTGAAGAAAAACCAGCCAATGCCATTTCAATTGCATAGATAAAATTATCTTCTTTACGAATATTGTATGGGGGGAAACCCTGTGATTGAAGTCCGACCTGACCATGTAGTCTGTCAAAGTGTCGTTCCCAACCTACCGTGTAGGGTTGAAAAGTGTCGAATAGATTTAGTTTGCTTGTAACCATTTTATTTCTCCTTTACTAAGCGAGCTAATATAAGTGACCCTTAATGGCATCACTGTATTATATATAAGGATTGTAACCCTAGATTACAACCCCTACACACATTTTTTTATTTTTTTTTATTAGAACTGTGGTTCATTAACATCATCAAGCATCGCACTTTCATATTCTGATTCTGGTGATGCCTCACCAGATACGTCCACACCAGCATCAATCTTGGTATATAAGTCCATGAATGATTCTTTAGTATCGTCATCAAAACGAGCAACACAAAGTTCAATAGATTTCATTTTGTCTTTGAATATTGCAAATGCTTTTACAATGTGATCTAATCTTCGAGTCGAGATAACCTCATCAACTCCACCATCGTAAAAAGTTTTACGAATAACTTCAGCCCAAGTGACTAAGTTAGTTGCAAACTCTTCATCAATAGCACCATACTTTTTCATAGAACCAACAATGATTTTTTTCTCAGTTGCGGCAGTAGCATATGGTTGTTCGATAGTGATAGCAAATCTTTCAAGAAAGGCTTCGTTTAAAACATTTGTTCCGATAAAACGTCCATCTTCTGAACCTTTACCTTTTGTGTTAGCAGTTGCCATCACGTTAAAACCAAGTTTAGGAGTAATCCATTTATTGACTTTTTTGAGGTAAACACCTTTACCTTCAAGAACAGGCTGTAGACACATCAGTTTGTTAGAACCAAGGTCACACTCATCAAGAAGTAAAGTACAACCACGTTCCATAGCCTCAATAACAGGGCCAGGCACAAACTTAGTTTCACCATTTACTAAACGAAAACCACCAAGTAAATCATC